TGCAAATCGATCGGTGGACCGTCAACCGACGGCGGGGTGAAGCTCCGTTTGGGGATCCTGCTGATCGACGATCAGAACACGATTCATGGACCGTGCCCGTTTTGCAAGGCTGACGTTGTCGTCGCGGAAAATGCCGACCTGGCAAAAGCGATGCAACCAAGCAAAGAGCCTGATCGAAGTCGTGGCAGGCGACGCCTTGTCATTGGGCTTCCGCTACGATCCGGTTGACACAGCTTGCGGCGGCCCGATAGGCTGCCTCCAAAGACCTGGCCGGTTCATCGGCTGAAAAGGGGTGCTCCGAGACGATCTGTTTCGGGCGCCCCTTTCGAGTTTGTGGAATGACTGCCGATCGTAACAGATTCCGAGTACACGCTGCGTTGACTGCGTGGAAGTCCGAAGGGGAATACCCCATGCGGATCGGTGGGATCGTGTCGACGGATCAGCTCGACAAGCAGGGGGAAGAGGTCGTGCAGGAGGGGTTGGACTTCCGGCCCTTCCTGCGAGAGGGCTGGTACAACGACAACCACGGGCAACGTACTAGCGATGTTCTGGGCTACCCGACAGACGCGTTCTACGTCTCGCAGGGATCGCAACTCCCAAACGGGAGAATTGCGGAGAACAACGGTTGGTGGGCAGAGGGGTACCTGCTGAATACCACCGAAGCGCGCAAGGTCTGGGAGGTGTGCGACGCAGCGACAGCATCGACGATCCCGGGTGATCGGAAGCTTGGGTTTTCGATTGAGGGCAAAGTTGGCCGTCGCGACAAGACGAAGCCCACGCGCATTATGACAGCCCTGGTGCGCAACGTCGCGATCACGCACTGCCCGGTGAACACGGGTACCGAGGTTGCGTCTCTGGCCAAGGCTCTGATGGCCGGATCGTCGATCGAAAACGCAGGTGCAGCGCCTGGCGACGGGTTTCCTCTCCGAGCTGAAAGCCTCGATACAGGCGCAGCCCCTGAAGAGGAACAAGAGGACGAAGACGCGATCAAATCTGACATCGATCAGGACTTTCCGTTGGAGCCTCTATCCGAAGTGGACGCATTGGCGGGATGGATTCCTGCGATGTCCGCTGCGTACAAGCGCATTTCGCCTGACGATCGAATGACAAAGGCGGAGGCGCGAATTATCGTCCGATCACAGCGTCCCGGTTTGTCCGAACGCGAGATCGACGAAATCGTAAACCGAGCACGAACTGGAGGGCTGTAATGGCCGCGAAGATGATGACGGTGGGGCAGTATAAGAAGGCCGGCGGGGCCGGATCGTACGCGGACTACGCCAAGGCCGCCAAGGCCGGAAACATGGAGCCCGAGGACGAGGACACGTACAAGGCTGTCTTCGGGGCCGACGACGATGACGACGCCGACGACGATGACGACGAAGACGACACCGAAAAGGCGGAGATCAATACCGCTGACCTGGTGAAGAGCCTCGAAGCCTACGACGCCATCGACGAAGCCCTCGCGGACTCCGGAAGCCGCAAGGATTGGCTCGAACAGCGCCTCCACGCCGGCACGATCACGAACCTGGAGAAGTCGGAGCTGGGGCGCCTGTGGTCCGGTACTGGCAGCGAGGACCTGGCCAAGAGCGCGACTGCCCGCCGTAAGCCGATCGCGCAGCATGTTGCCGAGAGCAGTGACATCTCCGAGCAGCTGATCAACGGCAACGATTTCCTCAAGAGCCTCGTGGAGGGCGTCGAGGCGACGATGGACAACCTCCACCGTGAACACCTGGACGACTCCCAGGCCACCCGGCAGCTGGTCAAGGCCCAGGGAGGGCTGTTGCGCGGTCTGGTCGAGCACAACGTGAAGCTCGGCGAAGCGTTGAACAAGAGCATGACTGTGATCGATGCTCTGGCGGATCGCCTCAAGATCGTCGAATCCGCGCCCCAGCGGCAGCGGAGCGTGGGCAATCACCCGCGGGGTGCGGTCGTGGACCGCAACATCGCCAAGTCGGCCGCGGGAGGCGGCGCAATGGGCAGTGCGCAGAACACTGGCGCCAACCTCTCCAAGAGCCAGGTCACCGCGGGTATCCGGTCCCTGCTGGCCAAGGCCGACGAGCGCGGCGATGGCGCGGCGGTGGACAGCCTGATCAAGGCGGGCGCCCTGATCGAAAACGGATTCGCGCTGCCTCAGAACATTGAGGAAGCGATCCGTATCGAACTGGGTCAGACTGCGTAGCAGCAGCCCCTACACGACGATCAACCGGGCGTAAAGGCCCCAACACGAACACCAAGCAAGAGAGAACGACAATGGCTGGCGATATCGTCACCTGGGGTGACTACACGGGGCTCGTCAATCAGGGCGGGCTGACCAACGACTACGTGGCGACTGGCGGGTATGCCAGCGCTGGCGACGTGGATGCGTTGAACAAGGCGTTGACGGCTGGCGGGGACATCAACAACCCTGGCGCAGCCCCTGGTGAGGGCTTCCCGTTGCGGATGGAAAGTCTCGATCAGACGCTGTTCAACACGCAGTACAAGGCGACGGACATCAAGTTCTGGAAAGTCCTGTACAAGGACGCCGCCTACAACACCGTCGAGGAGTTCAACAGGCTCGATGCGTACGGGTCCGGCGATCAGGTGTGGCTCGAAGAGGGCGGGCTACCTGCAGAGGATGACAGCACCTACAGCCGGCAGTACACCAAGATCAAGTTCATGGGCATCACTCGGCGCGTGACCCACGTTGCTTCCGTGATCAAGGCGGCCCACGGTGACGCGGTGGCACGGGAGACCGTCAACGGCACCCTGTTCCTGCTCCGTCAGATCGAGCGCGCGTTGTTCAATGGGGACGAGAGGATGATCCCCATCCAGTTCGACGGCATCGAAAAGCTGATGGTCCAGGCGTTCAACAGCTCCGTCGCGGAAGACGGGCAGTACCTCGGCTACGAGGACCCCAACGTCATCGACATGCGCGGGGCGCCGCTGAGCGAGGACTTCATCACCGATCTGACCGAGCGGATTCAGGCCGAGCCCAACTACGGCTCCGCGTCGGATCTGTGGATGCCGACCGGCCCGCTGAAGGATTTGAGCAAGATCCTGTACCCCAAGGAGCGCTACGATCTGCCGGGCCCGTCGAATGGCATGGCGGGTATCGCGGTGAGCCGGATCCTCACTCCATTCGGTGAGATCAAGCTGAACGGCGACATCTTCATTCCCGATTCGACGACCCCGGCGGCTTCCGGTGTCGGCAAGGCGTCAGTCCGGCCGGCGGCGCCTACTCTCGGGGCCCCGACGAGCCCAGCCTACGCAGGGGCGAACACGAGCTACTTCGGAGCCACCGACGCAGGGACCTACTACTACAAGGTCGTGGCGGGGTCGGCGCGGGGCAAGTCGCCGCCCGTGACCAGCGCGACAGTGGTGGTGTCGTCCGGAGATCAGGTGTCGATCGGCGTCACTGACAACGGGCCGAATACGACCTACTACGAGGTCTACCGGTCCGCCAAGGATGGCGCAGCGTCCACCTGTCGGACGATCTTCCGCGTGGCGCGCTCTGCTGCTGTGCAGACGATCGTGGACTTGAACCGGTTCCTGCCGGATACGTCGAAGTCGTACATGCTGACGCAGAGCGCCGAAGTGCTCAAGTGGAAGCAGTTGGCTCCGTTCATGAAGATGCCACTTGCGCAGATCGACACGTCGATCCGCTGGATGCAGATTCTGTACGGCGCCCTTCAGCTGCAGAAGCCGCGGCAGACCGGCATGTTCATCAACGTCGGCAAGCTCGATACCGGTATCGCTACCCTGTAGACGATACCTCGATGAAGGCGGCGTTCTGAATCGGGCGGAACGCCGCCTTTACTGTACAACCAAAGCCCGGTGGGGAACCACCAATGTCAGATCGAATCGTAGTCAAGGCAGCTCTCAATCACCTGCGCGGCGAACAAGTCGCTGCAGGAGGGGTGCTGTACGTCGTCCATCCGGACACCATGCAGCTCCACGAAATGAGCAGCGGAGGCTTTCCGCTGCCAGAACCAGGCGTCCGCAAATCCGATATCGGCGAATTCGTCGGGCAAGCGGCATTCGCGATCGCTGGAACCACCAAGCTCCCTCCGCCTCCTCCGCCTGCACCGGGGAAGAAGGCGGCGGGCGCGTCCGGGGGGTCCGGCAGCCACGGGCCCGATCTCCCAGGTCCGCCGGACCCGCCGGACGCATTCGATCTCCAGGCATCGGAGAACAAGGCGACAACTGCACGTCAGCGCCTCCTGAAGCAAGGCCGGGAATTCATGGAGGGCGTCGCGGAGAAGATCGCTATCCCGCATGATGGGATGGCCGATGAAGACCTTGCAGCGGCGATCATGATGGCCAAGGGCTTCACCGAAGAAGAGGCTTTGGGCGTCCATAAGGTCGACCAGCCGCAGCCCAAGTTCCAAACCAAAGACCGAACGGCGCAGCTGGACGCCATGGCCCGCGCTGATGTCCTGGCGCTGGCTAAAGAGCTTGGGATCCCGAACGCCCACAAGACGAGCAAAGCGAAGCTGTTCGCCACGATCGTCGAGGCTGAATCGAAGTAGACAGCGCGGACGCGCGGCTAGCGCTGTTCGGGTTACGACGAATCCACGAATTCAACGGAGGAAGCATCAATGGCAGCCCCAACCGAAATCCTCACAGCCGAACAGTCTCGGGTTGTCCGTGACAACGATCCGATCCTTTCCAACAGGAAGCCGGGTATCGACCTACCGGCGTTGCTCAACACCTATGCAGACCTGGTGAAGACAGAGATCGATGCCCTCCAGGCGTTGGCCGGCGATGAGTTGACACTGGCCAACCTGACGACCACTGACAAGACTTCGCTGGTCGACGCGATCAATGAAGTCGACGCGAACGCTGATACGGCACAGGCAGCGGTCGATGCTGTCGAGGCCCAGGTTGGGATCACGGTTCTCGCCAACCTGACGACCACGGACAAGACTGGTCTCCAGCCCGCGATCAACGAGGTTGATGCCAATGCTGATGCGGCGCAGGCCGCGGTGGATGCCGTTGAAGCGCAGGTGGGGGTCACGGTTCTGGCCAACCTGACCACGGACGATCAGACGGGCCTTCAGCCCGCAATTAACGAGGTCGATGCCAACGCCGACGCCGCGCAAGCCGCGGTGGATGCTCTGGAGGCGCAGGTTGAGCTGGCCTCAGAGAATGGGACCGGCGTGTCGATCTCGCAGGTCCCGGGAAGTTCCCGGGTATTCGTCACATTCACCAACACCCCGATCACGTTGACGGACGAGGCAGGCGTAGTGGCCCACGGCGGCCTCAAGATCCTTGATCTGATTCCAGGGCTCGTTGTATTCTTGGGGGCGGTGGCCGATCTGGCTGTCACCAAGTCCAGCGCCGGTGTCAATGACGATTGGGATGGCGACTGGGCGCTCGGGACTGTCGTTGCGTCGAACAACAACACATTGTCCGGCACGGAAGCAGACCTGATCCCGAGTACGGCAACGCCGCAGGCTGTTGGCGGCGCTACCACCGCTACAGGCGTGTCGACTGCCACAGAGGCAGCAACGGTGTTTGATGGTACGTCGAGCGCTGTCGACGTGTATCTGAACTTCCTCGTTGACGACGCAGATCACGACGTTGGCGCCACCCCGTGTGATCTGATCGTCAACGGCACAGTGACTCTCGTGTACGCGATGGCCTGGACTCTGTAGTATCAGAGTAGGAGTGGGATCATATGTCTGCGCCCATCAATACATTCAGCGGCATCGAGCGCGTACCTAACGCGCAGACACCTGATCTCCGTTCGCATGAGGTCCGGCGCCTCTCGTACATCGAGGGGTTGCCCAACAGGACTTCCTGGCTTCACAGCGCGTACTGGACGCACACGGTGTCCGGTACGCCCATCGAATCAGGCGATCAGACAGCGCTGCCTGCCACCGAGGGCGCGTCTACGTGGGGCGACGAGATCAAGACGGTCGGCTACGAGCGGCTTGTCCTCCTCCTGACGCTGACGCAAGGCGCGGCAACCTCGTGGGCGATTGCCGCGCAGTCCTCTCCCGTGGGCGGCGGTGACGCCCACTGGTACGATTACCACGACGATCGTGTGACCCCCGGAGCTGTGGTTCGTCGCGTCTGGACTCAGACAGTCACAGGCGACATGCAGCTGTCATTCGTGATCGAGCCCCAGGCAATGCGCATGCGCTTCAAGGTCTGGGCCCCTGGAGCCAACGCGGCTTCGCGTGCGCTGCTTCAGGGCATCCGTCTCCAGAACGCAAGCTGAGGCGTTCTGATCAGGAGCGCCAATGGCAACGGTTGACATCACCGGGACTATCCAGACGGCGGATAGCTCACCCGTGGTTGGTGCGATTGTGCGTATTTCGCCCCAGGCGCCTCCTCCTGGCGGCGAGGAAGCCATCGGGGGTGTCGGGATAGCCCTACAGGCTGTCGAGGTCCAGACGGACGGCACAGGCGATTTTACGGCTACTGTTGTCGTGGGATTTCAGTACCTGCTGGAAATCCCCGTGATCGGGTACAACCGGGTGTTCCGTGCACCGGCTGTTGCGTCCGTCCGGTTCGATCTCCTCGGGCTGGTCCCTGATCTGCAGTCTGCTGTTGACTATGTGGATCCTGCAGGCGACACAAAGATCGATCTCACGATCAAGGCAGATCCGATTGGAACAGTGCTGGAGCGTTTCGACGGTATCCAGGTCGCCAGGTCGGATGCTGGGCCCGCCGGCCCCTGGGTCGATGAGGGCTTCCCAATCCAGCTGGAAAATGACGTAGCTTTCTACGTTTCAACAGTTGACGGTCCGATCACCGATCACTTTCGCGCGTACTTCGTGGATTCGGTGAGCGGCGACGAGAGCCAGCCCAGCCCGGCAATCCTGGGGAACGACTCCGAAGACGCGTTGCTGCTGACGGTGAAGGAGCTGGAAGAGCTGTACCTGTTCGGCGTCGATCTCACAGACGATGAGGGTAACGAGTTTCCCGCGCGTATGCTCCGCCACTACATCACGGCTGCGATCGATTGGCTGGAGAAGGAGCTGGATATCGATCTCGTCGCAAAGCAGATCACAAATGAGCTGCACGATCATTACGCCGTGGACTACAGCCACTGGGGGTATTTCCAGCTGCGGCATTATCCGATCGTCATTCCTGACGGGACGCCTGCATCAGGGACCGGACAGGAAGCTGTGGCTGTCGCGTTCCAGTACCCTTCACAGGACGCTAGTGTCGCGATCGACAATCAATGGATCGTGGTCGAAGATGAGGGCCAATCAGGCGTCATCCAGATTGTGCCAGGTCAAGGCAACCTGACGGATGCGTTGCTGATCCCTGGTAATCTGCTGCCCATGTGGTCTGGGGCTTTCGGGCGGGTGCCGGGGATCTGGCGGTTCACGTACAAGGCTGGGTTCTTGCCCGGTCAGCTGCCGCCTGATCTCAAGCATGCAATCGGCATGCACGCGTCGATTGGCGTGCTGAACATTGCTGGCGATTTGATCGCTGGAGCAGGCATCGCGTCGTTCTCGATCTCTGTGCCAGGGCTGAACCAGAACGTCAACACTACGTCTTCAGCGACCAATTCTGGATATGGTGCTCGGATCATCGAATACCAGAAAGAGCTGAAGGAAATGCTACCGAATCTGCGCCGGTACTACGGCAAGGGCTCGAAGCTGTACGTGGTGTGATCCCATTAAGAGGTGACCATGAAGTTCGATATCCGTGTGTCCTGGGAGGACATCGAGGAAATGGTGGAAGACCTGGCTGAGGCAGGCGTCCACGAGCATACGATCGCAAAGGTGATCGGTAAGTTCGCTGATGACGTGGTGCCCTTCGATGCTCTGATCCCCGGGCCTGGCCACGTCTTGGAGGCTGTCGATGAGCACCTGTTCACGGCAGCTGCATCCCTGGGGAAGGTCGGGAAGCGAGCCGTAGAGGCTGTCAAAGACCTGCTGAAACGCGATCCGGCCGAAAAGACCCGACGCCGCGCCGAGAGGCGGGAACGTCGCGAGAAGCGGCGGCAGAAGCGTGGCTAAGATCGACAAGGTCACCAAGATCGGACCCATGGGGCGGTTCGATCCCCAGAAGTTCACCGCGCTCATCCAGGCGCATGGCTTTTGGTACCGTTGGAGCCGTGCGCTGACGTGCCCATGTCGGTTGAATTCTATCACCGATCAGGCCGATCCTACGTGCGTGCGTTGCGGCGGCGATGGGTGGCAATACGTCAATCCGAACGCAAACGAGGAGCGACACAACACGCGGGATTACACCCGTGTTCAAGCGATCTTCTCGAATATGAAGGACGAGCCATCGATCGAGGAGGAGCCCGGTCCGTTGCATTTCGGCGAAGCCCAGCTGACAGTGCACAACGCGATGCGTGTGGGCCATCATGACCGGTTCATCGGTGAAGAACAGCTGATCGGCTACAGCGAATTGCTGCGCCGAGGAGCTGTCAACGATGTCCCTGTCGGGAAACGCGGACTCTCTACAGCAATCCAGAAAACAGCGATGCGCTACGAGCCCGTAGAGATCAACTACGTTGCTGACGATGACGGAGCCGGTAACGAAACGATCTATTATTCAGGCGTGGATTACCGTCTGAAGCCAGCGACAGATACCACGCCTGCCCAGCTGTCATGGATCACTGGACGTGGGCCCCCAGCTGATCGCCTGTACACGATCCACTACGTGATGCATCCGGTGTGGATTGTCGAAGACGCCGTGTACCTGGTGCAGCACGGGCGCGGACCGTTGGCTGGGATCAAGGGTTCGATCGAGCGCCAGCTGTTACCTACGACGTTCAAGGTCAAGCTCGATTGGTTGACCGACAAACGTTCATCGTAGGAGTGACCATGCTGAATCGAATCGTACAGGTATGCATCGGCGAAGAATCTGGCGAAGAGGTCTGGAGGCCCGCAATCGTTGTTCGTGACTGGGGCGGGGGTTGCGTCAACGTACAAGTGTTCCTCGACGGGACCAACGATTCGGACTTCGCTTCCGTGGAGGAATGCGAGCGGGGGCTGCGCTGGGAACCCTCCCGTAGCGAGGGCGACAGCGTCGGCCATTGGCGCTGGCCGCCTCGTGAGGAATCCGCGTAATGATCGATCCGGTCAATCTCAGCGATCTCCTACCCAAGGAGTTCGATGAATGGCCGGAAGTGCTCCGGGCAGCGGTCCCTGAGATCGCTGCCCAAGTCCATCAGCGCATTGTAGACCGGGCCCAGGACGAGCTGAATTCGTCGCGGCAACCGTACATCGCTGGAATGATGATCGAAAGCGTAGCGAACAACATGGAAACTACGTCAACGATCGTACTGGAGGGGCTGGCCGCGAACCTGGTTGAGCACGGATGGGCTGGCGGCGACTTGAAGCCGGTGATCCTATCGAAACCTGGGGCCAAGCACAGCCGGAAGACAGGGACGCGCTACGCAGTTGTCCGTCTGGACCGTCATACCAACATGCTTGTGGATCGTGACCTGGAGTCCCCCACGGTTCTGGGCGACGGGGTTTACCGCACGATCACTGACAGGCAATCAGGGTGGATTCATCCTGGTGTCCCCGGCCATCAGTTCTTCTCTGATGCCCGCGCTGATGTGGTCGAGGTGGCTGGCACCGTGATCGAGCAAGCGCTAAAAGAGGCGCGATGAGCCATGCAGCCACCGTACCCGAGCGCATTCTATTCGACGTGATCAAGCTCGGGCTCGACACGGTCGAGAGCGACAACGCAACGGCCTTGGTCAACGAGTCCGAAATCGATCGGATCTTGGCGTATTTGGATGCTGCAGAGCGGGCGAAAGTGCGGACGATCTGGGGGACCAACCCGCCTACGTTGGTGGCAGGGTTCGCCCGGGAAGACCACCCGTTCCCGGTCTATTCGCTGACCCTCGCCAGCGATGACGACCTACAGCAGTACCTCGATGACGGCGGGCACCAGCTTGACGTTCTCGATGCTGAGCTGATGGGGATCGAGCAGGACGAGTACACGGCACGCGAGACAGGCGCATTCCAGATCACATGTTTCCACGAGCATCCTGACCTGTGTACGTACATGTACCGGATCATGCGGCGAGTCATTCGAGTCGGAACGCGCAAGCTGATCATGGGCGGGTTGCAGGACCCTCGGTTGCGTGGGGCTGATATGGCCCCCTGGCAATCGGCGAAGTTGGGCAACTTGCTCTTCTCCCGTAAGATCGTTGTGACCTGTGAATACCACGAGACGTGGCTGTCGACGGGCCCCCTATGGGCAGCTATGAACGGACAGACAGAGCGGGCGTACGATCCCGATCAAATCAGCGTGCACCACGAGGACCAGGTAGCCATCCCTGGCGGCGTTTCTCCCTTCTTCACAGAGGATTGATCATGGCGAAAAGGACCAAACCGGCTCCGAACGGCGGCGGTATCGTCGCGTCAGTCCGCAGATCGAATGTCGGCGTGGCCGACGAATCGCAGAAGCGCAAGGTCACTGCGTACAACGCAGGCGAAGCGTGCTCGCTGTTCGGCGTCCGTCAGGGCAAGGGTGGCGGGGCTGCGTTCGAGCGGTGGTGTCGCGAAAGCGGCATCGACCCCGACGCCCGCCGGGAAGAAAAGGATTGGGCTGCGGACTTGCAGCGTTTCGCCGATCGCCCGATTCACGGGCATCGCCGCGGTAAGGCTGGCGGCAATCATCGGATCAACAAGGGTCGGAGGTAATCATGGCGACGACACTCGCTTTCAACGGACGGGTCACAGCGATCCCAGGCTCCTACAGCCAGGTAGACGCATCGGGGCTGTCCGTCGTGGGGCTCGGAGCCTCCGGTATCGTGGCGTGCATCGGCGAGGCCCAGGGCGGCCAGCCGGCTATCGTCCATTCGATCACCAACCCGGGCAAGGTTGGAAAGACCTTCCTCGACGGCGATCTCCGCGAAGCGGCCCCGATGCTGTTCCAGCCCAGCAACGATGCTGAAGTCCCGGCTGGAGCGCAGGAAATCAAGTTCGTCAAGGTTAATCCGGCAACGACATCAACGGTGACCCTGCAGAACGCTGACGGCAACGCGTTGACGCTGACAAGCCTCGATCACGGGATTCATACGACACAGATCAACGTGTCCGTGGCGGCAGGTACCACGGTCGGCAAGGCGTATACGATCGTATACGCTACGACCGAAGAGGTATTCGATGACGTGGGCGGCGTAGCGGCGTTCACCGCGCTGTACACGCCTGGGGCCACCGGGGCTACGACCATGCTCGTTGCCCTGGCGAACAGCACTGGCGTCACTGCGACGTTCACCAAAACGTCCGCTGGTCTCGATTCTGAGATCACCGCTCCCGCTCCTGGCGCGGAATCGGTCCAGGTCGAGAGCAGCGCGGCCGGTGACTCCACGCAGACCGTCACGATCTACGGTACCGATGCGGGAGGCGATCCCCAGACCGAGGTGTTGAGCCTGGACGGTACGACACCGGTGGTAGGCGTGGCGATCTGGTCAGACGTACTCGGCGTGATCCTCAGCGCCGCCTGCGTGGGCACGGTGACGACGAAGAGCAACCCGACAACCGGTACCACTATTCTGTCGATCGCGCCCGCTGGCCTCACTGCGGGGATCCGACTGGTGGACAACCTGACGGTGTCGTCATCGGTACTCACCTACGTTCGCAGTGGGGCAGGAACGGAGACGATCGCAGCGTTCGGGCTCAACGGGCAGACCGCAGTGGGCGAAGCTGTCGCGCTGAACGGCACGACGCCCGTGGCCGGAACACAGGTATTCACCGAGCTGACTGTCCTCGCCGTTGGCGAGCTGGCGGCGGCTGGGACCCTGACCGTCAGTGGCACGACCGCGAACCTCCCCCTTGCTCAGTACGCCACGGTTCAGGAGATCGCCGATCGGTTCAACGCTCTCGACGGATGGACGGTTACCCCAGCTGCAAGCGCGGGGCCCATCCTGATCGCTGACATGGACGATTCGGCGGCGTCGACAGTGATCGGTTCCGCCAAGTCGTTCAATGCGGATCTCGCATTCGCGATCTCAAAGATCAACAACGAATCGCAGTTGGTCTCTGCGGCGGCAGCGTCGGGGTTTACTGGGCCGCCGAGCAACACAGCGGCTCCGGTATACTTGACCGGTGGGATCGAGGGCGCAACGGCGTTCTCAGACTGGCAGGCAGCGCTTGACGTGCTGCGCGACGAGCGAGTCAATACCGTGGTCGCCCTGACCGACGACGCGGCTGTGCACGCGGCTGTGGTGGCCCATTGCGCGTTCGGCGCAGGCGCAGGGCGCAGTGAGCGGGATTGCGTACTCGGCGAGGAGAGCGGGATCAGCTTCACCGCTGCTAAGGCGGCAGCGGCGGCGATCGGATCGCGCCATGCGCGATTGTGCATCCAGGATGTTGATCGGTTCAATGTCGCTGGAGTGCGCGAGGTGTTCCCGCCCTATTTCACGGCGTGCCTGATCGCCGGAATGCAGGCAGGGACGACTGTGGGCACCAGCCTCACTGCCAAGTTCCCCAACGTCCTCAACGTCGTCGGGAACGATGCGACGTACACGATCAAGGACGACGCCGACGAGATCATCAGGAGCGGCATCCTGGCCCTGGAGAAGGTCCCGTACGTTGGGTTCCGGGTTCTGCGAAACGTCACTACGTACCTGATCGATCCTACCAATCTCGCATTCACCGAAGCCTCGGTCAATGAGGCCGTCAACTACTCGGTGTTCACGCTGCGTACAGCGCTGGAGATCGCGATCGGGCGCAAGGGATTCCAGGGGACCGTGGACGCTGTGATCAGCGAGGCTGTTACGGTGCTCGGGCTGCTGATGGATGAGCAGATCATCGTCAACTGGCGGAACCTGACGGTGGAGCTGGAGGCCGACATCATGACCGTTGATGTCGAGCTTGCTCCGGTCACTCCGGTCAATTTCGTTGCCACAACCGTTCACCTGGTCACGGCGAGCTTCAGCGCGGCGGCGTAACCGAGGAGAGATCACATGTCCGAAGTCTACACCGGTTGTCGAGCCCGCTTCTCCCTCAATGGGACCAAGGTGGGGTTCGCCACGAACGTCTCGCTGCGTGAGACGATCAATTACGAGCCTGTGGATGTCCTCGACGACATCACGACCAAAGAGCACGCGCCCACGGGCTACACGGTCAACATGTCAGCCTCGACGGTTCGGATCGTCAACGAATCGATCAAGGCGGCGGGCTACTTTCCCAAGCAAGGCGTCGATTCCGCTGCGTTCCTCAGGAACATCGTCACGAACGGCGTGCTGACCGCTACGTTGCAGGATTCGATCACGGGCAAGACGGTGGGACACGTCACGGGCGTACGGATCAGCGAGCGGAACCTACAAGTGACGGCGCGCGGCATCGTCGGCGAAGACGTGACGTTCGTGGCGATCAAGGCTCGCGACGAAAGCGATCTCGTCTGAGTGCACTTCCTGCCGAGCCTGGATAAGGTTCAGGTGTGCGAGACAAGACCGACGACGGCGGCGACGGCGCACTGGGCCTGGAGGGGTGTCGAGCGGTTCCCCTCCAGGCCCATCCTCGTTTCGGGTGATACTCTGTGGAACCACCAACCTGATCGGGAGGTTCCATGGGTGCGTTGGGCAAAGTCGGAAAGCGCGATCGTCAAGAGTCAATCACAGGCGCGGAGATCCCCGAGATCCCGTCCACAGTGGAAGCGGCGCAAGCAGCGCGGGCCATGCATGAATCCGGCCCCAAGATGGACGATACAGGGGCTGACGGTATTCTCCCTGAGCACCAGTTCGATCTCGATTTCATCGACAACCGTGGACGCCGTTGGGCCGGTCGATTCGCGTGTCACGTCCTGACCGTCCGTGAACGGATCCAGGTGGGGCTGGTTCGATCTCGCTTGTCCGGTGGGATCTCGCCCCATGCTCTCGACGTGTTCACGTCGAATCTCGTCGAGATCCTGGCTCACCTGGCGGTGGCGCTGGACAATGCGCCTCCATGGGCCAAGGGCGGGCAGCTCGAACAGATCCGAGCTGTTGAAGTGCTGCAGGCGATCTACGAAGAGGTTGCCAAGCACGAGACCCGATTTCATGGACCAGGAGCTGGACGCACTGGCGAGGGCTCTGATCCGGAATCCGCAGTGGAGAGCCCAATGGATGTGGCTCCATAAGACCGGATCGGCTCCGAAGGCGTTCGAGGACTACAACGAAAACGTGATCGCTGCTTTGTTGCATTGCTGGCCAGCAGCACAGCGCGAGATGATGATGATCCTCCACAAGGCGCGCAAGCTCGAATGGGAGACGGCCAAGGCGGCTGGGATCGAGCACGATCACTGGACAAAGCCGCGTTACACTGGTGACGCGGTAGCCGACGCTTGGGAGGAGGCTATTGCGCGTGGCGAAATGCCCGATCTCGACGGGGATTAGAAGTGTCCGAAACCAACATCCGCACGAACCTGGATATCCGGGCGAACGCCAGGCAAGTCGACACCCTGACGAAGAAGTTCAGGGAGCTGTTCAGCCCGAAGACCACCAAGGAGTTCAACTCCGAGATCGGCAAGGTCAACCGAGCCTTGGAGGACCAGAAGCGTCGGATCGGCGACATCGCAGCCGCGATGGCCAAGGTGAAGCAGGAATCCGCGGTCTATCGCCAGCTCGAAAAAGACCTGAAACAGGCGACCCGGCAAGCGGGGCATCTGGATCGAGCCCTAACGGCCGTCTCGCGCTCTGCAGCTCGCGGACGAGGTCTAGGTGGTCCGGGTGGCGGCGGAGGCGCAGGAGGGGCTTCTGGAGGCTCGGGAATGCGTCTCGGGGGGATGCAGTTGGCCATGCCCGGGCAAGGGGCACTGACGGCTGCCCTCGGTGCTGTACCATTTGGGGGCGCGATAGCGGCGGGATCCCTGATGGCGGCTACACAGGCGTACGGCGGGTTCGTGCAGCTCCAACAGGCGCGGATGCAGGCGGCCCCGTATCTGGCCTCGTCAGCGTCGTTGATGGGGTACAAGCGTCAACAGCTGACCGCAGCCGTACCCGCCCGAGCGGCAACCGGCGGCGGGGGGACTACGGCTGTCGGCGGCGAGCTGATGGCCGGGATGTTCGAGGGAGGCGTCCCGATCGGAGGAGCACCCGGATTCATGGGGGAGTTGGCCGCCAAGGACCCGTTCGGGCTCAAGCAATGGGCAGCTGATCGTACTCGGGCCAGTGCTCAGGGAACTTTGGACCGCGCTGACGATCCGAACTTTAAAGATAAGACCAGACAATGGATGTTCGGCGTTATCGCCGATGTCGTGGGCGCCGTAGCCCCTGCAAAGATGCGTGAGGCTGTAGCGCGGATCCCTGGCGGAGAGATGATCCCCGGTAAAGCAGCCACGTACACCAGCGCATACGATCCTAAGCAATACGAACAGGCAGGCATCCAATTCGGTATGGCGCCGCAGGAGTCCATTCAGCAAGCGGGAGCCCTCGGCCAAGCAGCCGGCTTCGTTCCGACTGCAGGCGGGTTCACTACTGCGATCGCATTGCAAAGGATCTTCGGCGTGGGGATGCAGCAGCAGGGCGGGATGATGCGGGCCCTTCAGCATACCGGTATGGGCGCGGAGGATACGTCACAGGCCGTCGCGGACATGCTCGTTCAGGGGGTCACGGAGGGGCTGAACGGCTCTGACCTTGCGCAAGAACTCCAGAAGCAAACCGGGTTCTTGGAGGAGCAAAGCCGTAAGGGCGTCGAGATCAACTTTGAGCGCATGCGTCAGCAACGCGGATTGCTTTCGGGATTGCGCGGTGCGAACGGTGAGGGCATCCGATCTGAGCTGATCGGTGACATAGAGCGCGGGTTCGCGGGCTCTGCAGCACAGATGGGGATGGGTGGCGGCAGCGAAGCCATGCAATCGCGCATGTACCGCGCCTATGCTGAGCAGCAGGGGATTTCCGACGAGCCTGTGACCGCGGAACGGTGGTCACAATTCATGCTCGATATCCAGCGTCCTGAGATCGCCGGATCTTTGCTGCCGGGTATGGCGGGCCAGTTCCAGAACATTGGCCGCGGACCTGCAGAGAACCAGATTTACATGCAGCGCATGTTGCGTGAAATGGGCGTGAATCTGGGTCCCGGACAAGCATTGTCAGCCATGACAACCGGTAAATTCGGCGATCTTACCTCGGGCGGAGCTGATCTTGCGGCATTGCAAGAGGCTGGGCACGGGGTCACACCGGGGACCCTACGGACAGAGGCGGGGCTGGCCTCTGACCGTGCCGGCGTGGGCGCCCAGATGGCAGGCACGGTGCAAAACTTTAGCCGGATTCAGAACGATATGGCCAGGGCGGCTTCGGCGTTCGAAGCTCCGTTGGAGCGCGTCACTGGGCAGATGCACGAATTCGCCGATGGGCTGGCGAAAGCCCTTGATCTGTTCGCGCAACAAGGGTGGGCGCCAACGGAGATTGGGCCGTAAATGGGGACCGTACGGCAAAATTCCACGTATGCACGCGTCAGCTTCTTTACGCACAAGCCGTTTCCATTCAATCGAATCGACGCTTACGACGAATTTGCCGATCCGCTGCCTGACGGAGACGTTCAGAGTTCCCTGGTGAACTGGGATTACAAGCAGAACATCGGAGAACCCGGCGGTGAAGTTCAGATCATGCTCAAGCCCCATAAGGTGGCTGGAGCCCCAGGTAAGGCCGGCGTAGCTTGGCCTGACTTGATCGAGGAAGGCGATTGGTGGGCGATCGATGTCATCAAGAACGGGACCAAACAAGGCGTTCAGTGGGGGTACATCACTCGGGTCACAGTACAAGCTACGGCTACGGCGAACGGTGCGATCAATAGCAACGTAATCGTGATGGGGAAGTCGGCAGGCGGTAAGCTCGATGAGATCCCGGTGTATTTCAATCCGTACGATGCAGCGCAAGACAACGCGGCTGGTACGTACATGCAAAAGATGATCAATGAGGTCATCGGGCCGGCTGACGTGCTCATTCGGAACGCGATCACTGGGTTTCTGGGCGGATTCAGCGGCCAAACCTCATTGCTCGGCGGGTCGATCATGGTCCCTGCTGGCCTTGCTGGGCCCATTCCCACGCTTCCATTCCGGTACTTGAACGCTCTGGACCTACGCTCGCGCATGGACAGTTTGATCGCTCGTGGCGTCGCAAACATTTCACAGACGATCACAGGAAGGGGCGGCGGATCGGTTTGGGCATTCCTTGACGCATGGCGCAACCCAGCGGTGAACGAGCTGTTCTTGGATTCCGGTCCGCGTCCCGGGTACCCGAAGAAGCAATTCGTGGTCATGCGGGAAAAGCCGTTCGTCAACACGATACAGGGGCCATCTTCTCCGTGGTTTCGTCTGCCGACGTGGAACATCGATGCGACCCTGATCAAAAGCATTGACCTGTCAAGGGGGCCAGGGCGGGTGAACCACGTTCAACTGGTCGGAGACCTGGTAGCCAGCGGGAGTCCCCAGTATTTCGGGGCCTACAAGCCTCGTGCAAACTTGGGATCAATCGATCACCATGGTCTGAAGCGGATCGAGGAGCACACGCGGTATTTCGACTTGGAAGGCACGGCGTTTCACACCACACACAACAATTGGCTGAACCTGATCATCAGCTGGAACGCGTTGAACCATCGAGAATGGACGGGGTTGATCAATCTCGGTGAAATGCGTACGGAGATCAGACCTGGGCAGAAGATCGCTGTGTTCAATGGCCCGCTCGGGGGACTGGACGTGTTCCCGACCGATGCAGGCGTCCCCTATCTCGGGGCCGGAACGGGCCTTGATCTGATGACGTTCTACGTCGAGAGCGTCCAGCACCAGTGGGCGCAGAACGGCGGTAAGCCGACGGCGAAGACCAATCTCCTCGTGAGCCGAGGGTACGTAGAGGGGGTACGCGCGTTCCATTTGGCGCTTGAGACCGCGTCGAATTGGCAGTCTCTAGCCTTCACTGGTCAGGGCGCCCCGCTCACTGGTACGGGCTCGATCAACGTACTGCCCGGTTCTGATCCCATCGTCGATGCCCAGGTCGACGCCGCAACGCAGAAGGGCGCGTTCAATCCTGGCGATCACGAGACGGAGGACTGATGGCTGTCAGATTCCTGCCCTATCACCTGCGCCACCAAGCCCGCGGAGCGCCGAAGGCTGGACGGGCTCGCTCTGCTCGTGGGCTCATCCTGCGAGGTGTGGTGCTCACCACGTATCTGCCAGGAGACCCCCGCAGCCTCCCCAGGATGCAGCTGGGGCAGCTGGAGGCTGAAGGGGTGACCTGTGACGTGCTGGTCCTCGACGCGGGCTACAGGACGATTCTACAGCACGTCCCGCTGATGCTGCAGTCGGCTGGTCTGAACGACTACGAGGGCTGGATCCCGCGCGATTCATCGATCGACATTGTTACCGCAGTCATGCAAATCAGTCCTGAAGGACTTCTGGGCGTGCCCGTCTCGAACGCTGAAGACCTTGACGGCGATTTTGTGATGATCGGGTTTATGGCTGACGACCTGAATCAGCCGGTGATCCTAGGGCAGTTACCCCACCCACGGAACAAGAAGCGACCAAAGTTCACCGATCTGACAAAGTTCAAATACCGTCGAGTTGCGCGCGGTATTTCGTGGGGCGTGACCAATACCGGGAACGTGGAGATCGATCTATCCACGCCGACGCATGGCACTGTGATCGTGGGCGGTGAAGAGGTCGTGGTTCCACCGCCAGCGGCGGGAAACGTCCTAGTCAAGATGGGGCCGCTCGCATTCTTGACGATCGCTGATTCGGTGGTTTCCGCCCCGTCATTGGCTCTGATGGGGGGCAGCTACTTGACGAGTCTGTCAACGTTCCAAGCATCGGAAGCGTCGATCCTGGCGGCGATGAACACGTTTGCAACGGCATCGAACGCATACGGAGCGGCGGCAGCAACCGCTATTGGTGCGCTCGCCGTTGATCCCGCGTTGCTCCCGGCGACGGCTACGGCCCTCGGGATCTGGGCAACCGCAGCAACGACATGGGCGACCGCGGCAACGACATGGGCCGGCGTGGTCACTACCCACATTACCGCTCAAGGTGTGATCGCAGGTGAAGTCACAACGTCCCTTGGCGCGGGTTTACCCTTCTTGTCGTCTCACCTGGAGTTCGATTAGGAGGGCCTATGGGATTCCGCGAAGTCTTGCTGGAGGCTGTTCGTCAGGCTGCTCTGGGGCCAGGTACCGATGACTGGTACTACAAAGAGCGGCCGTACGTGCTCGAACTGCGATCGTCCCTGTTGGCCGGAATCGGTATCGGCCCCGGATTCGGGCAAGCCCTGATCGCGTTCCCGCTGGGCCCGGAAACCTACTCGGTATCGCGGATCTTCCGTCAGTCCGTTGAGGCCACCATGGGTGGCTTGGTGGCCGAAGAACAAGGGATATTTGTACGTAAGATCCAGGTCGGGGGTTCGTTCGGCCTCCAGCCGAAGCCGACGTTGGATACCTCGATCACTCCGGAGCTGCCCAACCCAATCATCACTGGAAGTCTGGGGCTTTCAGGCCCCGCATGGACCCGGAAGATGATCCGGAACTTCTTCGAGAAATACGCCGAATTGAAGGCGAATCCGAAGTTTTCCAAAGACACCAAGCTGATTTGGCACGATCTGAAGACGGATGATCATTGGGTCGTGGTCCCTGATACCGTTGACATCGATCGCGACAACCACCGGCGTATGCAGTACCCGTACATGATCCGCATGGACGCCATCGCTAAGGCGGATCGCGTGATCGTACCGCCCACGATCGCTAGCGTTGTCGGCGCTATCAGTCAGGGCGTCACGGGTGCATTGGCTGCAGTCAACGGTGTCAACGGTGCTGTGACGTTGATTTCATCGGCTGTGCAAGAGGCGTCTCGAATTCTCGGAGAAGTCCGCTTCTTCGTGGCACAGATCGATACGATCAACACTAACCTGAATACGATCGTCAACAGTGCAAATGACTTCATCAGCGGAGCTACTGAGACGTTGTCGATCGGGCGTCTGTTCATCACGTCGACGGCGACGCTACTGCAGAGCACCCTGGCCACCATGGAGAATGCTTCTGCTCTGCCATCTGCTGTGCGCCAGAACTATCAGCAAGCGCTCGATGGGCTCGATGCCCTGGCAGCGCAGCCTACGATCTTTGGTGCAAGTTACAACGATCAAACTGCTTCGTTGGCACGGGCTGAAGCAGGCGCGGCGGGGGACGTCCGGACCACGTTGGAGTCGAGACAAGCGGCGGGTCCGCCGGAAAGCGCTGCCCAGCTCGCGACTCAGCGTGAGCGGAGCACAGACCTGGATATCGTTGACGCTCAGGCTACGCCGACAGGGCACACGTTCGGGGACTACGCGGGCACAGTCGAATACGCGATCACGAATGCTGATACCGTTGAATCGATCGCAGCGCATTACTTGGGTCACGCTGCCCGATGGTTCGACATTGTCCTGCTGAATGGGCTGCAACCCCCGTACATTTCGGAGACCGGAGCGCCGGGGACCGTGGGGATCGGCGATATCATCGTGATCCCTACGACAGTGGCAAATCCAGCGTCCGCCGTTGGCGCATCGGACAAGCCTGGGCTTGATCTACTTGGGACGGATTTGGCCCTGGTCGACACGGCGCTGTCTGCGCCTGGACGGCCCGTTGTGGACCTCGCCATCGATGAAGGGACCTTGACCGACTTGCGGGTCATCGGCGGCATCGACAACCTCGCTCAGGCAATTCAGATGCGGCTGTGGACCGAATCAGGATCGATGCCCAACCATCCGAAGTACGGCGTGCGCCGATCGATCGGAGTGACGCAGACAGAAGGCTTTCTGTCCATGCTGCAGATCAACTACAGGGAAGCCCTGAACCAGGAGAACCGGATCCAGCGAGTGCCCGCGTTCCGGTTCGAGGTCTCGAACGATATCGTGGAAATCTCGATCGATGCCGTTCCGATCGGGGAAACCAACGCCCAAACGATTACAGTGCTCGTCTAGGAGAGGCGCGTGTCCCGATTCGAGCCAAAGACCTTCACCTTCATCCTGCAACGGATCATCAATCGTGCGATCGCACGGACACGTTTGACCGACGCGAATGAGGGCGGCGTCATCCATACGATCGCTGCTGGAACTGCCCGGGAGCTGGATGACATCAACTATCAGATGTCTGCAGTACAATCGATCTGGGATATCAACAGCGCGCAAGGGGAAGACCTTGACGCGCGGGGCGAGGACTACAATCCGGATAAGATCGTTCGTAATTCTGGATCCGCGGCGACAGTGGGGTTGGTTTTCGGCCGCACGGGAACGACCGGTGCAGTCGCGATTGCGGTGGGCTCAATCGCCCGTGTGCCCAGTGGACAAGCCTTCGAGACGATTGCCGCTGGCACGATTGCCGACGGGTTCAGCGTATCAGGGTCCGTTTCCGCGCGAGCTACGAGCATTGGAACGCAAGGAAACGTAGTCGCGGCTACGATCACGCAACTCGATGCGATCACCGGTGTCGAGACCGTTACCAACCCCGTAGCAGCGCTTGGCGGGCAGGACGCGGAATCCGACGCAGAGTTTCGTGAACGGATCAAGCTGTATCTACGATCGTTGTCCAGGGGGACGCCTACGGCGCTGAAGTATGCAGCGCTGTCCGCGTTTCTGGAGGACTACGGCGGCGTTGTGTCCGCTGAGGTGGTCGAGCTGAACACGCCCAACCTCGGCACAACCTACGTGTACATCGACGACGGCGCGGGAACCGTCGAGATCGGCGACGACAACGTCGGTAGTCCCGAAACTGTCATCGGTACAGCTACAGGGGGAGAGGTGCGGCTTCAGCTGGACAACTGGCCCTTGCAGTTCGGCTCGGCTGTTGTGCTGGAGCGAAACGCCGCTCTGCTCGTCGAGAACACCGATTACACGGTCAACCGTTCAAACGGCCAAGTCACGTTGGATTCGACGGTGTTCCCCTCCGGCTTAACCGTCGGAGACACGGTCACCGCGGAGTATTATTGGTGGGAAGGGTTGATTGAAGAGACACAGCTGATCATCGAGGGCAACCCCGCAGACCGCACCAATTACCCTGGCTACCGAGCAGGCGGAACCCTGGTCTACGTCCTACCGCCGACGGTACTACAACAGGTGATCGCTGCTGACGCAGTCATCGAAGACGGCTTCCTCTCCCAGGCTACTGCAGTCCGGACGGCTGTTGCGGATGCGGTCAACCGATACATCAACGGCCTTGGGGTCAACGGGGACGTGATCCTCTCTGAGCTGATCTTTCACGCGCAGTCGGTGGCAGGGATCGCTGATGTTACGTTCACGTCACCGACTGCAAACGTGATCATCGGTGAGGGGCAATTGGCCCGAGTAACCGCAGCAAACATCAGCATCACCTAGTGGAACCGCGATGAACCAGCACAATGCGATCGTCAGATACTCGGGGTCGATACCTATCGTAGGAACGACTCCGCAGTCAGGCACTCCGTCCTCACCGGCCCCGTTCCCTGTGCGTGGGGAGGTGGCATTGATCGAGGCAGAACTGTCGTCAGGGGCATCGACTACGCTACGGACCGAGCTGATCGAGGGGGCTAGCGGGCATGTCCTATACGACAGCGGCGTTGTAGCGATCCCAGGCTCAGGCATCGTGCGGTTACAAGCAGCGGGACCGATCCCATTTGTTGGTGTTGGAGCCAATATGCTCGTTGTGCGCCTGACATCAGACGACGGGTCAAACACGTCGACATTCGCAACCCGCCTTGATGTGCGGGGGTCCTGATGACACAACAAATCCCAATTCCGATCTCTGATCCGGTCTCCTCAGCCGTTGTGGACTGGAAGGATTCGGTTCGTGCCGCGTCAGGTATACTTCTGATCGATAACGCGTCGATCACAGGAACACCGGTCTACAATGCGGTAGGAGGTGCGTCCCTTCGAGGCCAGATCACCGCGACATTGGCTGTTTCGGGTGTGTTCACCGTTGACGGCGTGACGATGTCTTCGGGCGAACGGATGGCTGTTGGTGGGGAATACGGGGGTACAGCAGAGGTCCATTCCGTCGATACAGTCGCCGATGTCAGCGGATCGCTCAATGACACGTTCTTCGTGTTCTATACCCAGCAAAATTGGGCGTTTTACGTCTGGTACAACGTCAACGCCGCCGGATCAGACCCGGCGCCATCTGCGCCTGCTGGGGCGACGTATACCGGGATCGAGGTGGCGCTGGCTACAGACGACACTGCTGATACCGTAGCCTCCGCAACCAAGAGTGCGATCGACGCTTTCGACTTCACAGGTATGGGTAATTCCCCTACCGTGGGGGTTAGCACCAACGAGCTGACGATCACGAACGCGTTCGGCGGGGCTGTTCCCAACGTAGCGGACGGCGCGTCCGCTACGGGGTTCACTTTCGGGACAGATACGCCGGGAACCGGTCTCGGATCCCCGACAAACGGGGTGTACTCTGTGACGATCGCGGGTACGACGCTGACGCTCGATCGGACTGCCGACTTCGACGAAGACACCGATGTTACTCGGTCTGCCGCATTCCTGGTCGATCTCGGTGCGTCGTTTGCCCAATCGCTCTTCGGTGTCGTGGCTGCTGACCCGATCACCGTCGGCGGTGCGGCTGGGAGTCCAATGGCATTTGAGCCGTTGATCCCAACAGTGATCACAAATCACAATGATCTCGGCAACTTAACGGCAGGTGATGTACACACCCACTACGCCAACATCAACGGGCGCGTCGGCGGGCAGACTATCATCGGGGGTACGGAACCCAGCGATGAGCTGACCCTCACGTCGACCAGCGACGGCACTTTGGGGCGGGTGCGTTTGGGCGACGGCAACGAAGTCGTGGCCGATGAGGTCAACGGGCGTGTGGGCATCGGGACTCTGACCCCAGCGGCCAAACTGGACGTGACAGCGGTCAACAGCGGCGAAGAGGCGATCTTCGGTGACGGCGCTGGCGCTGGTGATCTACGGCCGTTCAACACCAGCAACGGGAAGATTGGAACAGCAACGAAGACGTGGCTGGAAGCCAATATCGACACGGTCAAACCGGATTTGCTCACGTTCCGGAATACCGTTGCTCCAAGTGGTCTCGGCGACGTTGGTGTTGATCTTGCAACTGGTCGTCCCCGTTGGTGGGATGGCTCAGCTGTACAGGATGCAATCCATGCTGAGGACGTGCCGACGGATGATCGCACGCGGTCAATCGCTGTTTCACCAAGCAACACTGTCAATGAGTACTTCTTCGCGCCCTACGCGCTGACGATCGTGGGGGTCCGCGCGTACTGCCATTCAGGAGTGACGACCGCTGGGGCGTATACCTTGGCCGTCGAGGACATCGACGGCTCCAACAACCTACTGTCAGCGGCCACATTTGATCTGACGGCCCTGGTGGCCGCAACGCTTACCACGGTTGGCCTTACTGCGACGGGCGCAGACCTGGACCTGGTTGCAGGCACCCGAGTTCGGTGTCAGTTCATCTCGGACAACGCCGATCTAGTTGCAGAAGGAGTGTATTTTCAACTTCTCTTCAGGGCGCAATAATGTCGGTCTACCACTCAAGTCAAGATGCGATCAGCATTCCCTGGATTAATGTGCCCAGGGCGAGCTTTGTTGAT